AGAGAATCATTGTCGTGAGTGTGGCCATTAATATAGATAAGAGTATCATCAGCTGTTGAAAACAATAATAATAGAAGTCGATGAGGAACCACACGACGTCCTGGGCGGAGATTTCAACCAAACGAATATCATATGCTGTGGGTTGGGCATATCCGCCTCTGGCGCGGTGTTGTCGTCGTCGTTGGCGGTATGTCGGGTGCGTTAATGGTGTGTTGGGCCATAATGATTGTCCGGTTATTGCGAAGTATACCGCGGGTTTATGAATTTCAGGGCATATATCGCGGTCATTGTCATCAAGTCGCCAACGTGAAAATGTGTAAACATAGTATTCATTGTAGATTTGTGTGAGGTATTTCTCTCGGAACCACGGAACGGGACCGGAGGCGGAGGCGGAGGCGGAGGCGGAGGCGGAGGCGGAGGCAGTGGCAGTCGTCGTAAATAATAACAGTGTTATGATGTACGTCATTATGGGAGGAGGTGATGTATAATGTAGACCAGAAAATACGAATCAATTCTATGTTGATTCGTAAAAATTGAAAGATTATTTACACTATATTGTGTATTCGACAAATGACTGAGGAGGAACATAAAAAAAACAAGGGCACTGGCGCAGGGGGCGCAAATACAAATGTCAATGGTAAGTCTTTTGAAATGAAAACATCAAATGAACCCCGTCTCCTGGAATCAGGGTTTGTTCGTAAGAACATTCCAGGGGTAGGTGATAAAAACAAAACCGGATTTTACCTCGTCAAAGAAATGTCTCCGACAACGGCGGTGGTTTACCTCACGCAGGGCGGCCTAAAGGCGTATTTCAAACACTTTTTCGGTAAAGAAATGTGCCGTTGCCCGGACGAGGCCTATCTATTCAAACACGGTTGCGATGATGGCGCGTCGTATACGCTCAAAATCTTGGAAAAGAAGAATCAAAACACGAGTGGCAGCGTGGATACAAAACTGCTTGCGGGAAAGGCATTTATCGACGAGTATATATATTGTCTCGGCGGCGACGGCGGCACCCCATTTACGGTGGAATATGCGTTCTGTATCAACGAATACTTGAAAAAGGATTATATCGCTGATACGGTGAAAAGTAAGGCGCTTCGTTTCATTCATAAAAAAGACGGGATTTCAGTATTATTCGGCGACGACCCGGATTATTTTGAGAAACTTGATGCGTGGTTGTTGTTTCACGAATAATTCATTACCAGGACTTCATTTGTTCGCGTTCCTGGCTCTTTGGAATGAATCGCGCGTCTACAGTTCACTATTTTTATTGTAAACGTCGGTGAAGGAAACGCATCTCTCACGAATGTCACATCCGCATTACTCATCAGTATGCGGGTCGCCGCTGCTGCTTTCGTGGCTAATTTAAACAACGTTTTATGACTCTCTCCATTGAATCCATCCGCGGTATACGATACAAATGATGTTTCAGTTTCGGGGGCGTATGGCGGGTCAAGATATACGAAATCACCACTTCCCGGTTCCACGCGACCAAACGCCTCTTGAAACGGCGCGTGCGTGAAAATGACGCCCTGTATCAGCGCGGAAACTGCGTGAATGTGTTCTTCATTGAGAATCCCGGGGTTTGTGTAGTTGCCATACGGAACATTGAACCCGTTGGGGCCTTCGCGGTATACGCCTCGGAAGCACGTTTTATTCATAAATAGAAGCATCGCGGATGCGGTGACAGCGGTCGCGCGTTCTTCTTTTGACATCGCATTGAACTTCGCGCGAATCCAGAAATAGTATGCCTCAGGGGAGGATAACGCTTCTTCGAGAGATGTGGCTTTACGGTTCGCGGGGGCAGCGGCGGCGGCGGCGGAAGGCGCGCATTTGGCAAATTCGTCGGTCAGTTTCTTCACTTCGGTTATGATTCCATCCGGATTGCTTTGGATGTTCTTATAAAGCCCAATCAAATTGGAGTTGATATCACTCGCGTATATATTTCCGGAGACGTTGATGGCGCCATTTTTGATTTGCGAGAGAAGCGCAAGAAGAACACTGCCTCCTCCGAGGAATGGCTCGTGATAGTTGTTTATTTCTTTCGGGAATAACGCGATGATTTCGTGGATAATTTGCGTTTTACCACCGACCCATTTCAGGAAAGGTCGTGTGAATTCAAAGTCGTCGTCTGCGCCGACACTGCCGACGACTCCGCTGACTCCGACTCCGCCTCCGTCTGCGTTTCCGCTACACGGCCGTTTTCGCGTCATATGCGAATTATAATGCCCCTTTTGCGCGAATACCTTTCCACACGTGTCGCATTTGTATTTTGTCATTTCTATAATACACGCGGATAACATTTAAATTCGTTAAATGTGATCCAAAATGGTTCAATTTTGTTTGTGAAAATACGTTTCGTTGGTTCTACGAACCAACTCCACTTTATTTTCACAAACCTTGTTCTATATTGACGTCATAATGGTCGAAGGTCTCCACTTTATTTTCACAAACGTCCTTGTTATATTCTTATGTCAATTTATGTTCGGTAATTACGTGGTTCAATAATGAAGTTATATTAACCTATATGACGTCAATATAGACAAGGGTTTGTGAAAATAAAGTGGAGACCGGTTCACCGGGCGAAACGTATTTTCACAAACAACTAACAAAGGCACTTCGTGTGATACGCCACTCCATAACTCTGCGTCTTATTTCCTTGAAGAGGCGTCGCCGCCGCCTTCGCCGGTGCCTGTGTGCGAAGAACCGACTTTCCCTTCAAACGGGCTAAATACCGGTCATACGACCCGTGCTTGACATCCACACCCGCACCTGGTGCCGAAGTAGACCCCGGGCGGCATCTAGTGATACTGCGGTGAGTAGAACTCGCGTGGGATGGGACATTCGCGTGGACGACACCTGCGACGGCGCGGTCGCTATACTGGTTCCAATTTACGCCAATGGGCAGTGTGGGTGCGGTGTATACGTGTAAGGCTGCGCGGTTCATCGTATACTCGCTTGCTGGGACGCGCACGGTGTTCCATATTTTCTGCTGGGTGCTTACAGCGGCTGGTGTGATATTACTCGCAGGAATGGTCGCATTAATATTTCGGTCTTTCACAGGGACAATAAATTGGCACGCGGGGCAATTCGGAAATAATTGGGGCATTTTACTTATGACTCTGAATATGGAAATAGAAATAAATAGAATACGTTGAATTATATATTATACAATAAGATTATAAGATAAATTGAAATATAAAAACGGTCGTCAGGGAAATGAAACGAATGACATTGGTAATGAGACAAGAAGATTACAGTAGTGGCGACGAAGGTGGACACGGTGGCGGCAGCGGTGGTGGACGACACAAATGCGACAACTGTCGCGCTGATTTTCCCAATAAAACAACCGCGGACCGACATATGCTGTTTTGTAAGACGTTGGCGGATATACGGCGCGGCAGTGGCGGCGGCAGCGGCAGCGTGGGTGGCGGCGCAGTGGCGGGCGCGGCGTCGGACGACCCTCTGATGCCAACCCAGCGCGAAATGTTTATCTTGATACAAGAACTCGCGGCGAAATATAATAAAGTCAAAGATGAATTAGATGTAATGAAGCAGTGGGCGAAAATGGTCGGGCGAAGAATAGGAACAGCGGCGGCATCATCGGCAATTCTAGGCGCGGGTGGCGGCGGTGGTGGTAGCGCTGGCGCGGGGGGTGCCGCTGGCGCCGGACTAGACTTCACATCCATCACCCGCCAGAAACGCCAAAATATGGAGGTCATTCTAAATGAAGACGACGCGGAACACCCCGACCTCGCGGAAGCACGCCCCGCATTCTCGGAATGGCTCGCGGCATCCGACAACCTCGCCAACGCAATCACAAGCACGGATTTAAATATCGTATTCAATGAAGACCTCGTCGCAGGTATTACCGCCGCCATCCTCCGCGTCTTGGCCGGGTATACCGCGGAATCAGGGAGGTCGCACCTCGTCCCGTTCAAACTGGCGGATATAAAACAGGGCGCGTTCTATATTTACGACACGCCGTTCTGTGTGGGCGTCGCCGGGCCTGTGGAAAATGGCCCAGACCTCCCAACGCGGAGGTGGCGCGCGATGGAGCCGTGCGAGTTTCAGTTGCTCGTTCGAACATTTCATAAACTCCTGTTTAAAGAGTTCAAGAAATGGCAGGATTTGAATTGGGAGGCGCAGCGCGAATTGACGAAACAGCGGCAAAAGGCGGCGTCGACGTATAAGCAGATGATTCAGTGCTCGCCGGCGATGGCGTCGTGTGATGGGATGTATCCGATGCCGTCGGGTGCGGCGGCGGTGGGCGTGGCTGATGTGGACGCGGCGGATACGGCGGACGTAGAAGACCCGACGACGCCTGTGGGCGGGACTGTATTGTCGGAGGATTTCGCTACCCTTTACAATAAATATGCGGATAAGATGATGGGGGGCGCTTTGTCGGATGACACGATATTGTCGAGGGTGCGGGCGAAATTGTGGAAGGATATGAAGGCGTGGCGACTTTGATAAGGGGGGTTCCGCCCCCCAACGGCGGTTTGCGCGGGGTGATGAGGAGTGGCGGGCGGGATTGGGGGGTAATGATTTGGGGTTATTTTGTCTAAGATTCCACCGCCCTCGCGCGTTGTCCGAAATTGGAGCAAATTTTGATACCCAAATGGAAATAGGGAGGGGGTGAACCCTGGTAAATCCGCCGTCTATTTTTACCGACGGTCAATATTTACGGCGACCCTCTTTAATATAGCGCGGCCGTCGTTGGGGGGCGGAACCCCCCGTTCGGGTGGGTGGCAAGGAATCTCAGGAGATTTGGATATGAATGGTTCCGGCAAAATCGTTCAATTAGTTGATCCTTCGAACAACCAAGATGCTGCTACCAAAAGGTATGTCGATGGTGCTACAACAAATATGGCAACAACGTCGGCTGTTACCACGGCGATTACGAATGCGTTGGGGAGTAGCGGGACGGATACGAATATTCCAACGAGTACTACAACTATTCCATCAGGTGGTTCTTATATCGTTGGTGTAACTTCCACTAATTTTCAGAATACTAGTATGCGTCGTGAATTAATTACAGGAACAACTCTTCCATATTTTTATGATAACAGGTTCATCATTCAAAATTCTCTCGGAATCGGAACGAGTACGCCAAACGCTCCATTACATGTTGCTTCAGATAAAAGCATCAACGCTGCTTTTGGAAGTTTCCTATACCTTAATTATTCCTCAGCGACTCCATATTACAATACAGGTCAATCTATTCGGAATATATCATTCATATCAAACAACACCATATGGTGTGGAGGCGATATCATCATCACATCCGATCAACGTATCAAAACAAACATCGTCAATCTCAATGCTGATAAAATGATAAATGTCTTAAGAACTCTACGACCTATTTCATTTGATTATATTGACCCTATGAAAAATTACAACAAAAAACACTTCGGATTCATCGCACAAGAAGTAAATGAAATTCTTCCAGAAGCTATTTCTTTGAATACTGATGTCATACCAAATAATATGATGAAAGGCGAAATAGACCACAAGAGTAAAATAGAAACGTCATTTACATTGAAACCCACCGATACCGATATAACCCTACAATATCTGTTGCTGACTACCGATACTCCGCTTATCTTTGACATCTCGAATCCATATAGTTCTACGGATACATACAAGTTCAAAGTGTATTGCGGTGATAAATGGACCAAAGAACATGATATCTATATTCGTTCGGATTACAACGTAATTGATGATAAATACACTTACGTTATTGGGATGAAAAAGGATGTATACGACACGGTTATTACAGAACCTACTTTGTTTATATATGGACAATATGTCTATGATTTACATATTTTGGACCACGATACGATTTATACCGTCGCCACCGCCGCCCTCCAAGAAGTCGACCGCCAACAACAAGCCGATAAGGCGCGGATTGCGGACCTCGAGACTACTGTCGCCACCCAGCAATCTCTCATAAACGATATTCTCGAGAGATTGAAGGCGTTGGAAAAGGCGTGAATATTCTGGGAGGATATATGTCTATGAAATACGCATAATGAATGCGAGTGCGTAATACGGAGGTAGGTTTTTGTTTGTTCCGGCTTCACCGTCGGTAGAGATGGCGTGATAGTGCCCGCTACCACTAGATGATGCCGTTAAATCCTGTTTTGCTATCGCGGCGTCTAGTTGTCCTCCCGCAAAATTATACGCAGGGGTAATGTTTAAAAGGGTCACAGCAGCAACTGTGCTACTATTTGACGGAGAAGTTATTGTGTGTGTATGTGTTCCATCAGAGGTTCCACCATTTGTATTTCCACCGTGATTATGACTAACCACGACCGCATCTTTACTTCCACCAGTTACATAATTAGTAGGTGTTTCTATAGAAGTATGCGCCCTTGTAATACCACCAGAACCACCGGTGGCGTGTGTTGTAGCCGTATCTAAACTAGCGCCTATAATAAATCTATTTCTCAAATCCGGCGTGACGAGACTACCATACGTCGTTCCGTCGCACAACCTCCAATTCGTCGGAATCGACGCAATCGTCCCACTCCACATAATAATCCCACCAACTGGAATCGAAGTATCGACATACCTTTTGGTAGCAGCATCTTGGTTGTTCGAAGGATCAACTAATTGAACGATTTTGCCGGAACCATTCATATCCAAATCTCCTGAGATTC